ACCGTCCCAAGGGTTAATTCACCCTGATATTCCTGGAGGTCTCATGGTACCACCCCGAAAGGAGTGCACACATGTTAAAAATGTCCTTAAACAGGCCATTATTAAATAGATCTCTCCTCATATTAGACCCTGAATTTCCCTACGTAAGAGATTGGGTTAACCACCTAATCAAATACAAAGGGATACCGGGTTTTTCAGAAACTTTCAAGAAACTGAAAGCCTGGGCACTTCAACTGGTATCGGGAAACCGATGTTTCCAGATAGAGTGGTTCAAATGTGATACCTTTCTAGGATATAGGATCCCTAGAAAGTATAAACAGCTTTTCCAAATCATTGTTTTAACACTAGTTAGAGAGGATACCGATCTTAAGGTGAAAGCCTCAAGGTTGAGAAAGTATCTATCAGTGTTGAATCTAAACCACGTTGTCTTTGGTCCCTGTCAATCTGACTTTGAAAAACAGATTGAAACCGCTACACAGAAGGCCGTATGTCCCAAGAATCATAATGACTATGTTAAGATAGTACGGATTGCCTGTCAGGCAATTCGGGTTTGCCTTTCCTCCCAAAAGGGTAAGCTAGCCCCAACGGGCCAGACTGTCGCCTTATCTCCAGGTGTTAATGGATCCTGGGGGAGGTATGTTGTAAATGTCATTAATGATGAATATGCAAGGAAGAACGCAAGAAGAAGGTATGAGGAAAGCTTAGATTCCTTTCCTGGTATCTTGTATACCGAGTTTCGAGGAAAACCTCGAGACGTCGCTCCAATTCTGGAGGACGGTCGGTATGACTTCATGGGTAATCTCACGCCAATTGGTGAGTCTGCCGGGAAGACCCGACTAGTAATGGTCGGTAATCCATTGATACAGTGCCAATTAGTTCCTTTAAAAAGGGAACTGTTGGACCTGTTAAATAAACTACCTACAGATTGCACCCATTGTCAAGATAGTGGTATAGAATGGTTAAGAGATAACTTACGGATGGGTAAAACCATCTGGTCAGTTGATCTCCAAAATTGTTCTTGGAATCTACCATCATCCTTGCAAGAGGAAATACTTAAGTATTGTGGAGTGGATGAGGAAATACGGAATTTAATATTCCGAACCTTGGTCTATAATCCGCTTTCAGATGAACTCATGAAAGTGGAAAAAGGACAGGCTATGGGTTTAGGCCCATCTTTTCCTTTGTTCTCTCTCTTTCACAATCTAATCCTCTGGGCTTTTTGTTTATCCCGAGGCGTTGCTGCCGTTAAGACCTTTAGAATCTTAGGAGATGATGTCATAATCAACCATGCGGGAGTCTACCAAGACTACCGAAGGTTTTTAAAGGATTATGATGTCCCTATATCTGTAAATAAAACTTTTGTATCGAAAGATATGGGAGAATTTGCAGGTAAGGTCCTATACAAAGG